AACGAGGCCATTCTGTAATATAAAATCACCCGTTTGTAGCAAGATAGCCACCTGCGTTAACCATACAAGAGGTAGAGGTAGAGATGAGATTCTGAATCAAGATACCTGGGAAGCAAGCTGTATCCCTTGTAATCAGTACATAGAATCTCATCCGGACTGGAATAACGGAGAGCATAAAAAGTCAAGACACCAAAAACAATAATTCAAAAATCACCACCAATGAACAAAGCAAACGCGATTGAACAATTGGCAGTAATTGAAAAAGAGGCTGCCAAATTAAGAAGGATTATTGAGGACAAGAGCAAAGTAACGGATCGATTGAAAACATTTGCCGATGTATGCGAAGAGCTGTCGATTGATCCTTTAAAGGCGTTCCCTTATCCCGATCCACAAAATGATGAGCAGGCCGGTATCAATGCCTTCGCAAAGGTACAGCTCATTGTTAAAGCCTTAAATGAAGGATGGAAACCCAATTGGGATAATAGTAGCGAGTACAAGTACTATCCGTGGTTTGATATGCGTAAGGCTGCGGGTTCGGGTTTCTCGTGCTCGGATTGCGCTGACTCGTGTACGGGTACGTGCGTCGGCTCCCGGCTTTGCTTCAAAACTAGTGAAATGGTACTCTTTGCAATTGATCAGCCTGAAATAAAGCAGCTGTACCAGGATTACCTGTTGATGTAACTATTTAGGGTGGTGCGCTGTCAGGGCTGCGGGTTCAGGTTTCTCGAACTCGAATTACGATAACTCGAATACGAATACGAACGTCAGCTCCCAGCATTGTTATAAGAATTTTAGATGGCGCAGACCTTGCCAACACGGCAAAAAAAGACTTTTTAAAAAGGAGCATTGGTACCGAAAGGGAACATGATCCGGACCAGCAAAGGAAATGAAACGACACGGCAATTTGTTTGAAAAAATAGCAAGTATTGAGAATTTAATTGAAGCTGATCGCAGGGCAAGAAAAGGGAAAGGTAATCAGTATGGCGTAATGCTCTTTGATAATAAGCGGGATGAAAATTTTCGGGTATTACATGAAATGTTGATAAACAAGACATATAAAACATCCGATTATTCAACATTCAAAATATACGAACCGAAGGAGAGGGAGGTTTATAGGCTTCCCTACTTCCCGGATCGTATTACGCACCACGCTATACTGAACTATTTGGAGGGCATATTAACTCCAACATTCACAGCAGATACATATAGCTGCATTAAGGGTAAAGGAATTCATGCTGCCCTTAAATCTGTTCGGAGTGCCCTCAAAGATGTTGCCGGTACTAAGTATTGTCTGAAACTGGATATAAAGAAATTTTATCCAAACATCGATCACAGCACTCTCAAATTGCTACTGAGGCGAAAGATAAAGGACAATGATTTGATGTGGCTACTGGATGGGATCATTGACAGTGCGCCAGGTATCCCAATAGGTAACTATCTAAGCCAATATTTCGCCAACTACTACCTCACAGGGTTTGATCATTGGCTGAAAGAGGTTAAAGGGGTGAAATACTATTTTAGGTATGCAGATGATTTTGTTTTGCTATCAGATAATAAGCAGTTTTTACATCAGGTACTTTTGGATATCAAAACTTATCTGAAGGACAATTTGAAACTGGAAGTTAAAAACAATTATCAGGTATTTCCAATATCGGCCAGGGGAATTGATTATGTGGGTTACCGGATTTATCACACCCATGTGTTGATGAGAAAAAGTATAAAACAACGATTCGCAAGAATGATGTCTTACCGGCGAAACCAAAAATCATTCGTGGCCTATTATGGATGGGCAAAACACTGTAACAGCAACAACTTATTAAAAAAAACTAACTGATGAACGATTTCAAAGACTTCGGAATAAAAGAACCTGAATTAGGACTAGTAGGAGACAAGATAAAGGCCGAAAGAATATTGGACAAAGAAATTACGGTGGAGCGATTCAAAATTGAGGATTCAAAGGCATTTGAGGGTGAAAAATGCCTACATGTGCAAATATTGAAAGGAGAAGATCGGTTTGTAATATTCACTTCTTCTGCATCATTAATACACATGATTCGCCAAGTGCCTCCTGAAAAATTTCCATTCAAAACAATTCTCAAAAAGGAAAACGGTCGATATAAATTTTCATGACTTTTTTGGAACGATATGATCATCTCTTATCACTGGTTACCGAATTAAGGTTACTGGAAATAAAGGAGTTGAAGTTGTGGAAGGCCGGTGGAAGATTACCAGTCCAGGATAGGGAGAGAAAATCAAAGGTTCAGTTTCAGATAGATAAGATTATTGAGTCACAGCCAAAAGTTACACAAAAACAGCTTTTTTAATGAAAAACTATAGTGAATTACCCCCGGAAAAGCTGCCAATAATATCGGGCGATCCAAATGCGCCGCCATTCTCTTTATGGGCTGTCAAGATTATTAATAATCCTGAACAGATAGAATCGCTTATAAGATTTATATGGGAGAATGGGTATAGTCGGGGATTGAAGGATATGGACAAAATGCATCAAAACGCTGAAAATTAAAATTAAATGCCTGACAGGATTTTACGTGCCAACATATTGACAAGTGACGCTGTGAATACTTTAACCTGGCCCGCAGAGGTTTTTTATAGGCGTTTAATGTCGGTGGTTGATGATTTCGGAAGGTTTGACGGCCGAGCTTCTTTATTGAGAGGATCTCTTTATCCGCTAAAATTAGACAAGGTATCAGAATCGGATATAGTCAAGTGGCTTGGCGAATGCCAAAAAACGGGGCTTGTAAGATTCTATGAAGTCGATGGAAAGCCATATTTAGAGGTTCAGAAGTTTGGTCAGAGATTACGATTAATGAAGAGTAAATATCCTTCCGCTGACATGTGCGGACAAATGACAGCATATGTTGACAAGCGCGAACATCTGCCGCCTGAAACGAAACGAAACGATTCTGAAACAGAAAACGATGCGGAAGTTGCTAAATCGCAACCAATTTCTCTCGCAAAATCTTTTTCAGATGAAGAGTTGATGGCCTTTAAAAACTTTCAGGAATGGATTAAGGTAAATGCTCCCAGGGTATCACAGATGAAAGAGCCGTTTACAATTGAACAGTATTTATCTCTGAAACAGAAGGGATACGATGCCGCGAAAATCCGTGAACTACTTGCAAACATGCATAATTGGGCTGATCTGCTAAAAAAGAAGGTATCCGCTTACCTGACATTACTTAACTGGAAAAGAAGGGAGGAAAAATAGATATGCCGAAAAATAAACAAACACGCCTTTATCGAATTGTACAGTACAATCTATACGTGTATGATACGACAAAGAAAAAGACAAAAGCTCATTTTGAATCTGTTACGGGATTGAAGTCAGGTAGAATAACCTGGTCGAGGTACAAGAAAATTAAACTTTCTCTAAACGAATTCAATAAATGAACGAGACAATATTTTTAATAGTTGATCTTTTTTGCGGGGCCGGTGGTACAACTACGGGATTTGCACAGGCAGAAATAGACGGTAATTCTATAGCCAAGGTAATAGCATGCGTTAATCACGATCCGAAAGCGATTAAGAGCCATTGGCAGAATCATCCGGACGTAAAGCATTTCGAAGAGGATATCCGTACCCTGGATTTAACAGAGTTGATTAAAACGGTGAATTGGTGGAAAGAGCGGTACCCGGATGGTGGTATAGTGCTTGATCCTTTTATGGGTGCCGGTACTACGGCGCTTGTTGCTCGAAAGCTTGGAAGAAACTATGTGGGAATCGAATTGAATCCGCAGTATGTGAAAATAGCGGAAGATCGGTTGAAAAAGCAATTAGGAATGTTTCAGTAATAAATTATGCCCTTAGCGATCTGTAATACTTGTCAATCCCTAGTCCCGTTCCAAAACAGAACTGGATGCCGAATAAAGGATGTTGTGGGTACCTGCGGGAGCCGGGATTGACAAGTAAGTGCGCGCTGGAATAATCAAAAGGTTGGATGGGACTATTACGATCGGAACGGACAATTAAGAAAACACGTTACACAGGAATTATATGTTACACGGGACACATTAAAAAATGAAAATGGAATTACAATCGGTCAATAAAGACAGAAAGAAAAGAACACCCATTGACATGAATACAATGGTGTATGGTAAAGTCCCGCCCCAGGCAAAGGAGTTGGAAGAATGGGTGTTGGGTGCGTGTATGGAAGAAGTGGAAGCAATGGATTCAGTAATTGAAATACTTCAGCCTCAATGCTTCTACATGGAAGTTCATCAAATTATCTTTACTACGATGATTTCTTTGCGAAGTAAGTCAGTTCGATGTGATATAATTTCTGTAGTCCAGGAACTTAAAAGAATCGGAAAATTGGAGGAGGTAGGTGGACCCTTTTATGTGACCAAGCTAACCAATGCCGTTGTTTCTACTGCAAACATTGAAAATCATGCGAGAATTATACTACAAAAGTTCATTTTAAGGGAAATCATCAGGATTTCAGGAGAAGCGATTGGGGATGCCTACGAGGATGGAACTGATTGTTTTGA